CAACTACGCGCCTAAGTTGGCTGATCCTAACGTGGTTGATTTCTCTGCGCTTCAGAACATGAAACCTAAGCAGCTGATTCCCACGAACGGTAATCCGAATGGGGCTGTCTCTGTACTGCAGTCCGAGCAGCTTAGCCCGGGAACAGTGCCCCTTCTTGAGTATCTTCAGCTGCACAAAGAACAAGCTACAGGTCTTTCTAAAGCTGCTCAAGGACTCAACGATGTTCTCTATGTTTCGGGCAACTCTGAGCAAAAGGTTACGCAAGTTCAAAGTGCAGCGCAGGTTCGTATCCAGTATATGGCCCGTCGTCTAGTCGAAACTGGTATTAAAAGACTTGTTGAAGGTGTGTACAAGTGTATCCGTAGGAATATGGATAAGATCGAGTACTACGATGCTAAAGGTCTGTTCCAGTCGGTTAGTCTGTCTGAGCTCCCTGAGAATATGCTCATGGAGGTCGATGCTGACGTCGGTGATATGGGTAACACCAGTATGCTCCGCAAAATGGATCTTGTCGGTAAGCAGATCATCCCGGGTCTTCAGTCGGCCGGCGCTGGTGGCGCGGTTCATCCTGCAGCAGCCGTTAAGATTGCAGCTGAAACCCTGGCCGCTCTTGATCTCGATCCGCTAGACTACATGGTGGACTACACCGATCCGAAGTTTCTTGAGCAGGCCGAAGCCAGCCGTAAAACGGAAGCAGAAGCTGCTGATAAGATGCGTAAGCTAGAAGAGCTCATTAAGAATCTGGATATTGAGCAGCGTAAGGCCACAATGGCACTGACCAATATTCAGTCGAAGAATGCTCTCCAAGATAATGCCCGTCAGATGGTTGTCGCTATTGATAAGCACTATCAAGAATGGGCGAAGCTGTCTATTGATGCTGCTAAAGCCGGTGTCACCAACTTTGATCCGGAGAATTATCGACCGAAGATTGAAGATATCTGGATGACGGCTACTAAGCTTATCTCGATGGATGCGTCTGCCCCGTTGGGTTCGCCTGAAGTTAAGACAAGCGAAGGTACTCCTGCTGCGTTGCCGGATGAAGTTGTTCCGGAGCGTCAGCGATAACGTCAGCGGCAGGTAAAAGAGCTGGCTCCTAATAGAAAGATTTTATTGGTCTTTCTGTGGGAGTCAGTTCTCACTACATACCTAGCGCAAGAGGCGCATATAGGAAGGACACAATTAGATATGAAAAAATTCGTTGAAGGTTACGAGAAGAAACTCAAAGCACCGCGATACCAAGGTACGGACGATACTCCGGTCGAGCCTTTCCGTGAGGCACAGAAGAATTTATCCAAGCTCAGTTTGTTGATCAAGTTCGTCAAGAGTTTTTCAACGCAGCTTATCTCGACATTCTGGTAGAACTATTTGGTAAGTGGATTACAAGTGAGCCGCACTGCACTAAAGAGCGCGAGTTCTACTACCATTCTGCGATGGCACTTGGTGCCGTCAATGAAATGATGGTCCGCTATGAGACCGCTGGAAAGAATGTCAACTATATGCGGGCGCAAGAGGCGCTGGCTAAAAAGGAACAAAATAAATGAGTCTAGACTCGGCAAAGATCAATCAAGCCCGCGACGTGCTGTTGCTGGCCCAATCTCAGATTATCAGTGAAATTGCCCAAACCGGTGCTGCCGGTGGAGTTGGTCGTGCAGGTAACTATGCACCCACTCTTGTGAATATCACTGACGCGTTGGCGGCCCTCGACGGATTGGCCGATAAAGTTCGTATGGCGCAAGTTCGTGCCGCGAAAAACAAATCTGAGAACGAGTAAAGGAATAAACTATGCTACCCCACCTCTCTACGTCCACGCCCGCCAGCGAAATTAGTTCTGCCGATTTCGCAAGGATGGAAGCAGCTGGAAATGACAATGGTGTAAATGGTGAAGAGCGTACAGGCCCGACCATCGATGACATTCTTCGCAACAGCCCCGCAGCGTCCCTGCTTGGTCTGAAGCCTAAGAAGGAAGAATCTCTACCTGAAGATGAGACGACTGAAGCTCCGGAAAATTCGGATGGCACTAAAAAAGATGATGAAGTCCCAAGCGAGACATCCGAGGACGCCGAAACTGATCCAGATGAAGAACAGAGTCAAGAAACCGATGAAGAAGACAAAACTGATGAGGATGATCAAGAATCTACCCAAGAAGCAGATTTGCCTACCGAAGAGGATATTGATTGGACTTACATGGTACCTGTCAAAATTGATGGGAAAATCAAGCATGTGAGTCTGGAAGAAATCCGCAAGGGTTACGCCACTGACCAGCATCTGTCTCAAAAGGGACGTGAACTTGGCGAGCAACGTAAGAAGATTGAAGAAGAACAGGCCACGAAGCTGAATGAAATTGTTCAGATTGGTCAGGTACTGCATAATGAGCTGATGGCTGCTGAGACAGACATTGCCAAACAGTACGCTGAAGTCGAGAACCAAATCAAGAAAGCGCGCGAAGAGGGTGACACCTACAAGCAACGTGAACTGAAGGATCAGCGCGAAGAACTTCAAGAGAAGTATTGGGCCGCTCGTAAGAAGCGGGAAAGCTCTGTTGCAGAAGTAGCGAAGAAGATCCAAGAGAAACAAAAGGAAGATCAAGAGAAAGCTGTAGCGAAATTTGCGGAAGAAATTCCCACTGTCGTCCCCGGCTTTGACACTAAGATGGCGAAAGCAATCCGTGAATTCTCAATCAAAGAGGGCTTGCCGCCTGAATTGCTTGAGCTGGTGTATGATGCCCGCGTCGTCAAATTTATCAATGACTATCGTATTTTGAAAACCGCGAAGGATACCGGTGTGGCTAAACGTAAAGCAGCCCCGGTTGCTAAGAGTGTTCCCTCGAAAAAGGGCACTCCTGCCTCTGTGAAGCAGAAACAGCAAGATACAAATCTGCGCACTAAAGTTCTGAGTGGCCAAGGTAGCAATGAAGATCAAACATCGTTTCTTAAATCAATCTCTACGATCCGCCATAAACTGTAAACTCTATCACTAATGAGGTAATAAAACATGCCTGGTCGTACATTTACTGCCGGCGGTCCGAAAGCCGCCGCTCGCTCGGCTTCCGAGACGGGCAATTCGATGAATTCTTCGGAGCGAGAGGATCTGGCGAATTTCATCTCGATGATTTCTCGCGATGAGACTCCGTTCCTGTCGAGCATTGGCCGTACCAAAGCTAAAGCTGTTTTCCACGAGTGGCAAACCGACGAGCTGGCCGCTCCGGTTGATGGCGCTGCTGCGGATGGCGTTTCGTACACTACGCAAAACACGGCTCAAGCTGCGGAACCGCTCCGTACTCGTCTGGGCGCCTACTGCCAGATCAACTCGAAGACTATTACCGTCACGGGTACTAAGCGTGCGGTTGATCAAGCCGGTGTTGCCGATGAATACGCGTATCAGTTGAAGAAGCGTGGTATCGAAATGAAGCGTGACCAAGAGTTCGGTCTGGTCCATAGCTGGCAGTCGAGCGTCGCTTCTGGCACGCGTAAGTTCGGTGGTTATCAGTCGTGGATCAATGTTAACATTGTCAACGCTCTGGTAGCTCCAGCCGATTACACGGCTCCGACCAATACTGGTGCGGGTGTGGCTGGTACGTTTGCTAACGTGATCACCAGTGATCTGGTTCCGCTGTCGCTGTCGCACGTCGATGTTCTGATGCAGACCATCTACGAACAAGGCGGCAAAGCTTCTAAGCTGATGCTGTCCCCGGCTAACCGCCGTGCTTTCTCGGCGCGTGCGCAAGCTGCGGGTTCGACCGGCTCTAACGCTGGTGACGGTAACGTTCGTCGTAACATCGATGAGTCGGGCGCCCTGCGTCAGTCGGTTGAGATCTATCGTTCGGACTTCGGTGACGTCATGGTTGTTCCTAACTACATCATGGGTCTGACACAAACTCTGACGGGGACTCCGGGTGCGGCCAACTTCTCGGCCTTCCTGTATGATCCGCAGTGGTTTGCGTGGGCGACTCTCCGTCCGATGCAAGAAGTTGACCTGGGCCAACTGGGTGACTCGATCATCGGTCAGATCGTCGAAGAGGGTACTCTTGAAGTTAAGAACCCGAGGGGCTGCGGCCTGATCTTCGGTCTGTCGGGCGCGTAATATCTATGCCTGAAAAGGGAGGGGAGAAATCCCTTCCCTTTTAATTTCCGAAAGGATTGCTACAATGCAACTGAAGATTACAAATACTGACGGCACGACCGTTTACTCCGATGATGTTGTCACTGTCACTTGCGCCGCTAATGGTAAAATTACTGCAGTCACCTACGGGGCTACTACGGTCTCCGCGATCGCCGCATGGAATGGTACTAATCCGAGGTACGAGATTGGTCTTGTCGGAGAATTCGGCGTAATCAATGCTTGGTTCTCTAACTAAAGGAAAAGAAATGGAAAAAATTATTAATACAGCAGAACAGCTGTCTACTGCTTTTGTCGAGTTGGCGGAAGTCGCTGACAAAGTTCTCAAGGGCGAGGCTGAAGTTGTTGAGCTTGATGCGGTTCTGAACAAATACTTTAACCGTCCCTCGTTGGATAAAGCTACTGAATTGGAACCCGAAGAACTTACGTAAGTGTCGGGTGACACGGCCAACGTAACCTTCCTGCAAATACCTCGGGCACTAACTAGGAACAAACAATATGCAATTCAAGTCACAAGACGAAAATCCGTACTCGTTCAATGTCAAGTTGGATGGTACTAATTTCCGTTTAGATCAAGATGTTTCGCACTATCGTGATTATGCTCTTGAGATGAAGAAGTCACTCGAAGGGCAAACGCGTAAGCCTCATTATCGGCTTGCCATGATCATCCCTGATATCGTTGCAATTGACATTCTGGTTAAATACGGTATTGATGTGCATCATCCTAACTTCATGCACGACAAAGATCAAATCCGTCGTGTGGAAAAAATCATGCAAAATGAGTATTCTGATCTTGTCATGGACAAGTCACCTATGCAAAGGTTCTAAATATGGCTACTCCTCAGTACGACGCATTCCGGGCGAAAGTCCGTGATTGGGCGAATCGGCGTGAAGCGGCTACAATCCCTGATTCTATTATCGAAGATTGTATCCGTTACGGTAACGACGACGTGTATCGCCTTCTTCGGATTCCTCAATTAGAGCAGACGGTCGAGATCGTTATTGGGGAGTCGAACAATACAAACAGGAAATTCACTCAAGTTGATGTCCCGGAGGATCTTATCGAGTTCATCTATTTGGCTCAGAAAGATAAAGACGATCCCACTGTGCATAAGTTGGTTTACAACCAAGTTAACGATATCCGGACTTTCCTTGACCCATACGCTGAACAGTATAATCGCTGGCGTTATGTCTGGAAAGATCTGTCTATTCTGATCAGTCCTAAACTTGAGATTGGTGACACTATTGAGCTTCACTACTATCGACGTCTTCCTCAGTTCAATGCGCTGTACGCGGTAATCCCGGCGAACTGGGATCCGAATTTCCCAGATAATGATCAGCCACTCCTGACATACGAAGCTTTGCCGACTGACGATACAACTACATTGTATAAAGCTGGAACAGGCGCTAATATCGCTGTGTTCAAGACTCTAGGCGAAGCTGAAGCATGGGTAGTTTTCTATGGCGGAACAGCTACGCCTCTCCACTACGAAGGTAAAGAAGCTTGGAACTGGTTGCGCGATGCACATGAGAAGCTGGCTATTTATGCTGCTCTGGTTCATGTTGGTCTTTATCTTCGGGACGACAAACTCATGTCTGATAATCAAGGTCTTTCTTTGAAGATCATCAATGATTTGAATCGAGAAGACAAATACAGGCGGGCGAAGGGTGGCAACATCCAAACTAACGTTAATACGGGTGGACTAATTTAAGGAATTGAAATGCCAAACAGAGTATATCCGAAATACAAGCAAGCTGCTATGAGTGGCGGTGCGAATACAAATCTCGATACGGGAACAGTTAGATCCGCGCTCGTTGATCTCGGTGTTTACACGTACAGCGACGCGCACGAGTTTCTCTCAAGCGTTTCGTCTGCAGTTGTAGGCACTCCGCAAGAAATTCTTAACACTACTGTTCTTAATGGTCTTTTTGATGGCGATAATGTCAGCTATCCAGCAGTAACTGGTAACAGTGTCGAAGCAATTGTTATCTTCATTGATACAGGTGTTGCGGCCACATCTCGTCTATTCGGCTTCCTCGATACTGGTGTTACTGGTCTTCCCGTTACGCCTAATGGTGGCGCAATTAATATCACTTGGAATGCAAGCGGCATTATCCAACTCTAAGGATCTAAAATGGCGATTACAACTTTTGACGAGTATATCGCGGCAGCTAAGCAAAGATTTTCCTTAGTTAAGACTGTGAGTCGTACGGCTGTCGCTGCCAATATGTTCAGCGTGTTTGACGTGGCGGGAAATCCGGGTGCGGGTACACTAGCAGGTACATCAACTACCACAGGTGTCGTTCCTACTAACGCTACAGCAGGGTGCCCTACTATTAACGCTTTTGGCAGTGGAGCAATTGGATATCTGTCTAATGTTAAATACTCCAATTCAGTTGCCGGGATGCTGTTCCTATACGACCTTTTGTGGAAGGGCGGTGCCTACGCTTTCAATGCGAATACTTCCGGGAACACACCAGCTTCTTTTCTTTCAAGAATTCCGGGCGGTACTGCGCTCGCCTGCGGTGGTGAGACTGAAATTTGGGTTGAGACAGTTACAGCGTTTACGGGTAACCAAACTTGGAACGTTACATACACAAACGAGCTAGGGATCACAGGTCGTACCACCGGGGCGGTGGTCGTCGGTGCAGCACCTACTATCGGACGTATGTGGCAGCTCCCCCTGCAAGAAGGCGATCGTGGTGTATCCAATATTACTGGTGTTGTAGGAGGTACTGGAACGGCAG